AGGTCAGGAGAATTTGATTTATCAAACGGAACAATAGATAGAGAGCCTACGGGTGGATCGGCAACAATTACTTCTTTTAGTAATGGATGGTACAGGTGTACAGTTTCCTTTACTCCTTTAGTAAACGCAACAGGAAAATTTGACATTTATCTACACGATAACAACGGAAATAATAACTACACAGGAAACGGAGTAAATGGTCTTTACATATACGGTGCACAATTAGAAAAAGAAGTCAGTTATCCCACTTCATATATACCAACTTCAGGTATAATTTCTACAAGAGTTCGTGAGGTAGTGACTGATTCAGGTAACGCTAGTTTAATTAATTCAGAAGAAGGTTCATTATATTTAGATATAGCATCTTTAGCAAATGATGGAACTTTAAGAAGCATTGGTTTATCAGACGGTACTATTAATAATGTGGCTTACATTGGATTTAATTCAACAGATAATCAAATAATAGCTATTTATAAAGTTGCAGGTGTTGTAACGGCATCTTTAAGCTATACTGTAACTGATGTTACTTCGTTTAACAAAATTTGTTTTACATTTTCTGTAAATAATTTTTATTTAGAAATAAACGGTTCAACAGTAGATTCTTCTACAAGTGGATCTGTCGCTGCTTCAAGTACATTTACGAAATTAAATTTTGATATAGGAGATAGTACCCAAAAAATGTTTTGCAAATTAAATTGCGTAGCAGTATTCAAAGAAGTGTTAACAAGTCAACAAAGGGCATCTTTAACAACAATATAATGAATATATACAAAACAGTATTTGATACAGAATCACAAGGCAAACAATCCTTAATTGATAAAGGTGTGTGGCAAGAAATAACCGGTGAAGGTGTTAATTTCATGGAGTACATTAACGGAACAAAGTCAGTTGTTTACATTGGTAAAATTGTTAAAACACAAGGCGTTTATGATTCTAATAACAACGAAATAACACCGCCAATTTATTGCGATGGTGTTGCGTTTGATATAATGTGCGAAGACGATTTAGATTTTGGAGATAATGAGGTATATCCTGCTAATAATTCAGTACATCAATTTTATGGATTTGAAAGCAATGCGTAATAACTAAAAATATAACAATGTCTGATAAAACTATTAAAGGCTTAACGAATGTATTAAAAGACTTAGAAAAGTTTGGTGCAGAGGCTAAAAAAGAAGTTGATAATATTACTAAAATAAAATCAATGGACATAGTGGCAGACGCCAAAGCATTTGCGCCAAAGAATAATGGTAAATTGGCGCAAAGTATTGTTTACACTAAAGTAAGTGAAGCAGATTATAAAGTTATTGTAAACTCGCCTTATGGTGCTTACGTGGAATTCGGAACGGGTTCAAAGGTAAAAGTGCCAACAGAATTGCAAGGTATTGCATCACAGTTTAAAGGTAAAAAAGCGGGTACTTTTGAGCAAGGTTTAAGAGCCATTAAAGATTGGTGTAAAAGTAAAGGGATACCAGAAAGTGCTGCATATCCTATTTTTATAAGTATATTAGAAAAAGGACAAGAGCCACAGCCGTTTTTATACCCGGCATTTGTAAAAGGTAGAAAGCAATACCTAAAGGATTTAAAACATTTATTAAACAGATTAACAAAGAAATATGATTAAGCAATTACCAGATAAATACATAAGAAAGGCAGTATTTGACGCAGTAAATAACCTTGTAGTTGATACTTTAACTATTCCCGCTTATGATAGTAGGGTTACGGGTAACGTTATACCACAGCATTTTATATTGATGACTACACAAACCAACCAAGTTAATCAAATGACTAAATGTGAAGATACTTGGGAGTCTTCTATATTAATCGACATTGTAACAACTTACGATGGAAGCGGTAATACTGGTAGTCGTTTATTATCTGATAATATATTAGATGCAGTAAGAAACGCTACTAATAACTTAGTCTTAGATGTTGCAAGTGGTTTAGTAGTGCAAAAGCAAATACAAGATTTCCCTAATGATATTGTAACTATTACAGAAAACGAAAATATATTTAGAAAATTAATGCGTTTAGAGTTAACGATAAATTAATTCTATTAAAATCAAAGTTTAAATAAATAATATTTATATTTGTACATATTAATTAATATAAATATATTAACATGAGTACTTTTATAAAAGGTGATGCAGTAATACTATCTATTTGGGATGGTGCAGCGTATGAGCCAATCGGATGTTTAACATCAAATTCTTTGTCAGTTACGAGAAACGTAATTGAAACACAAACTAAATGCGATCCAGGACAAATTATTCGTGCTGCTGGTTCTACAAGTTCTGAAATCTCTTTTGAAGCTACTTACATTAAAACTGAAGCAGGTAAAACTGATTTTGATGCTTTATTAGGTTTTATTAATGTTGCAAGTGGAACTACACAGACTTGGAAAATGTCAACTGACCAAATTACTCCGGTTTCTTACTATGGTACTGCGGTTCTTGCTGATTTAGAAATATCTGCTGCTGCTGGTGATGAATTTGCTACTTATAGCGGAACTTTACAAAATAGCGGTTTAATTTCTGAAACAGATCCAAACGCATAATATGACAAATAAATTAAAACTAAACTTTGAAGGCAAAGAATTGGGTTTCCATTTTGGACTTGGTTTTTTAGGGGAATTATTAGATAATTTAGGCTTTTCAATTGACGAATTGCAAACAAATATAGAGAAAAACCCTTTTAAGGTTATTCCAAAATTGATGCACACTTCTTATGCTTATAATCTTGAGAGAGAAGGCAAAGAAGTTGATTTAAAATTGTATGATTTTATTGATTTATTGGATAATGTTGGAGGTGTAACTTCTGAAGGTGTTAGTTTATTTTTAAGCGCATTTACTGATAGCATGACTAAAGACGTTCCTGTATCTAAAAATAAAATACCTACATCGGGAAAGAAAAAAGCGAGCCTAAAGAAATAGATTGGGCTAGTGATGTAATATCTTTTGCTTTAGGTGAATTAAAAACTCCGTCTTTGTCTCATGTTTATGATATGACATGGGCGGAGTTTTTAATTAGACAACACGCTTACCATAGAATAGAAAAAAACGAATGGTATAAAGTAAGGGAAATGGCTTACGCATCGCTAATAGGTTCGCATATTGATCCAAAGAAGTTGCCTAAATCTAAAGAAAAATTTATCCCTTTAGATAATGAGGTTGAAAAAGGTTTAAGCGATTCAGCACGTAATGCTATTTTAAAGGCACAACAAGAGTATAATAAAAAATAACAATGGCAGAATTAAGCGTAGAAATATCCGCAAAAATTGATAAATTACTTTCAGAGTTAAAAAAAGCAAAAGAAGGTTTAGGTGGTATTGGTGTTGCTGCCGATAAATTAGTCGGTAAATTAAAGAATGTAGGCGAGAAAATGTCTAAAATAGGTAAGTCAATGACTACTTATTTAACACTTCCTTTAGCCGCAATTGCTGGTGCATCCATTAAAATGGCATCCGATTTTACAGAAAGTTTAAATAAGGTAGACGTTGCTTTTAAAAGTTCATCCAAAGAGGTGCGGAAATTTGCAGAAACAACCCTAGAAACTTTTGGTATTGCTGAAGGTACTGCTTTGGATATGGCGGCATTATTTGGCGATATGGCTACATCAATGGGCGTGCCTACTAATAAAGCAGCCGATTTATCTACTGCTATGGTAGGTTTAGCGGGTGATTTATCTTCTTTTAAGAACATTAATATTAAAGAGGTTACAACCGCTTTAAATGGTGTTTTTACGGGTGAAACGGAATCTTTAAAAAGATTAGGGATTGTTATGACACAAACCAATTTAAAGCAGTTTGCTTTGAGTCAAGGAATGTCTGACAATATTGAAGTAATGACGCAAGCGCAGAAAGTTCAATTGCGTTATGCTTATATTTTAGAAAAAACAAAAAACGCACAAGGAGATTTTGAAAGAACGAGTGCTGGTTCTGCCAATCAAATGCGTATTTTTTCGGAATCTGTTAAAGAATTGTCTGTTGCATTTGGCGAGATTCTTTTACCTTACTTTACAAAAGCGATTACATACGTAAATGGTGTAGTTAAGGGATTTGTAAATTTATCACCAGCAACTAAAAAGATAATTGTAGTTGTTGCGGGTCTTGTTACTGTAATGGGTCCATTACTTATAGGATTGGGTTTTCTTATGACAACAATAATACCTGCTTTAGTTACAGGGTTTGGGCTTTTAAGTTCTGCGGTAGTTTTTAGCGCGGGAGTATTTAAAACACTAACAACAATAATGTTAGCAAACCCATTTGTGTTAATTGCTGCGGGTGTTGCTGCGTTAGTTCTTGGTTTTACTACAATGATACAAAAAAT